ATACCCTACTTTAATGGTAGTTTATGAATTTCTAATTGACGATCCTAAGGATAATTTTTTACCTGTTATATCAACTCATGTTGTTAATTTAAAAAAAGATGATGGTCAGCTAGAAGAACAGGATGATTTTGTAAAGGCAATAGCTAACGCTTTATGGTCTGAATAGTTTATTTATTAGAATTTTTATTATAAAATTTAATTACATAACTTAGGAGAGTGTAATGAATGAAGAAATGAATTACGAGGCTTTGTATAACCAAATCTTGCAAGAGCTATCTAATGTGCAACATGTAAATAGATTGTTGTCATTGAAGGTTGCAGAGATGCAAGAAGAAATTGATAATGCAGGCAAAAAAGAAACCAATAAAAAAACCAACTAGGATTACGGCAGAGTTTGTAAACCATAATCTTGAGTTGCATGAAATACAATGCGCTGAAAGGTGGAAAACCTGCTTTAATCATTTAGAAAAACTAGACGATGACATTGGTAGTCTAAACCTTTGGATTAAAGGTGGCCTGACTACTATAGTCATCTCTCTAGTTGGTATCTTTATCAGCAACATTATTGCATGAACCTTCTCAAAACAATTGTCGATGTTATCAAGCCTGTAGGCAAAATAATTGACGATGTTCATACCTCAGAAGAAGAAAAAGCAAAATTAAAAAATGAGCTATTTGTATTGCAAGCTAAGTTACAAGTAGAGGTGCTTGAATACGAAAAGACTTTATTAAGCAAACAAGCGCAAATTATTACTGCTGAAGCGCAAGGTAACTCTTGGCTGCAAAGGTCATGGCGACCAATAACTATGCTTACCTTTTTAGTGTTAGTCTGCCTTGATGCTTTTGGTTGGTTAGCGTTTCGTTTGTCAGATCAGGCTTGGGTTTTATTACAAATAGGTTTAGGTGGTTATGTTATTGGAAGAAGTGGTGAAAAGATTGCAAAACCTGTTATTACCGCAATGCAAAAAAATGAATAACAAAGATATACAAGATATGCTAATTAAGCATGAAGGCTTAGTTTGTAGTTTGTATAAATGTTCAATGAGTGCAAATAGCATAGGCGTAGGTAGAAATTTAGACGCAAATGGTATTTCAGAAGAAGAAGCTATGTTTTTGTTACAAAATGACATAGATAGAGTTATTGCAGAACTTGACGACAATCTGCAAGGATGGAGAGCTTGGCCGCTAAAAGCTAGGATGGTTTGTATAGATATGACCTTTCAAATGGGTTTACAAGGATTTTTAGGTTTTAGAAGAACAATAGGCTTAATGAAAATGGGTATGTGGTTAGAAGCATCAGAAGAATTACTTGATTCTAAATACTATACACAAACACCATCAAGAGCCTTATATAACTCACGTCAACTTTCTTTGTGCCAAAATGGCCAACAAGACATCGGAAGATCATCAAAGTAATTCACGATTAGGAGCTTTGGGTGAGTTAGTTGTCCAAGCCTTCTTAACAGAATACTGCGACTTTGTTTATCCTACGCAGGACAAGCATCCAGCAGACATAATGTGTGAGTTATCAAATGCAAAATATACAGTACAAGTCAAAAGCCGAAGAGAAACTAAAGAGGGCAAATATGTTTTTGCTAGCGAGCCATCCAGAAGTATGTCAAATGTTTATAAGAATTATCATACTGATATTTTAGCTTTTGTGTTTTTTAACAAGGATCATAAGCGTATCTTTTTTCAAGCAAATACTTCTTCGCAAAACTATTTTACTTTTAACAAAAATATAATTACTGACACTATGGAGCTTGACTCCTTTCAAGAGTGTCTTAATCAACTTAATCAAATACCAGTCCTAAATCCTTTGTTTAAATAAGTATTGACACATTTATATATCTATGCATAATGTAGGTATGTTTGAATGTAAGGAGGTAAACATGCAAAAATTCATTAAGTTAAATATTATTGGTGGCGGCACTTTATGCGCACCATTACGATCTTTTGGTTCTTATTATAAAGATTTTATTACTGGCGACACCTGTGTTGAGGTTGGCATCAAGCCAACTACATATTTGGTAAGAGAGTCAGTTAGTGAGTTAGATAGGATTATTAGATGAATAAGAAAAGATTAGTAGATTTAGCAGGAGAAGTGTTAGGAAGCATAGATACACATATTGACGAAAAGTTAATAGATACATTAGAAATAGAACTGTTAGAAAGGTTAAGAGAAAGGTTTGCTAAAGCAAAAAGGTATAAAATGAGCAAAAAACTACACCAATATCGTCCGAACTTTTCTGAATATGCATCTGTAAAGCCAATAATTGATGAAGCTATAGATTCTTGTATTAAGAGAATGAGCAAATGAAACAACCAATATCTAAAATTACTGATGATGATAAGGTGTCACATTCGCTTGTCCCCTATCTATTTGATGAGCAGTTGTTTGACAAAACCAAGAACGAGGCTTTGCATGACTGTATAAGAGCAAAGCATGGAGAAAACATAAGAACGCCACAAACACTACGTCAAGAGTTTGGCTCAGAGGCAGAACATGTTTGTTTAAATATTGGTTGCAGACGATTAGGACTTATTAACGTACAACATCCCATAACAGAAAAAGTAGAGCATCCGCTTTTGCCATTGCAAGGATCACTAGATGGCATGGCTGAAGCTGACAATCTTACTATAGAGAATTGTCCTGAACGTGGCATCTATTTACCAAACGCAACAAAGATTACAGTAAATGGCAAATGTCCCATTGAGGTGAAAACTACATCTATGAGAGCTACAGATGATCCGCCAAATGGACTTGGTGTTATGCAGTTAAAAGCTGCTATGTCTACAACGCAATCTAGCTTTGGTGTATTAATTTGTTTATTTAATTCTACAGACTTAAGAGTATTTGTATATCAGAGAGATTATGAGTTTGAGGATGAGCTGGCTGTGAGAGTAAAGGATTTTGATAGGAGAATCAGGGAAGAGGATTACTTTACTCCACAGATCAGCCGAGATGCGCACTTGTTAAACAAGAATGTAGATGATGAAGCTGTAATAGAATTAGAGGATAGCTTTCATATAGACCAATATGTAAGCCTAAAAGAAAAAAAGAAAGAGATAGAGAAGCAAATAGATTATCACCAATCACAAATTATGAACAGTATGGGTAATGCCAGTAAGGGCATACATGAAAACTATGTCGTATCTTGGCCGATGATAAATTATAAGGCAAAGCCAGAAAAGGTTGTGCCTGCAAAGGATGCTTATAGTGTTAGAAGAAAGACAATCACAGTTAAAAGGGCAAATAAGTAATGAGAGTATTTGTATATGGAGAGTATTACCTTTTTGCCCTTCTCTTGATTATAAACCAATTTAAGAATATTATTTAGAAGGAGAGTATAAAAATGGAAGAAAAGAGACCAAAAAAAGCATTGTGGGTTTCAGAAGATATGCATCGTGAGATAAATATTTTTGCAGCAACAAATAGAACTGATATAGGTAGAGCTACAGAGATGTTAATCAAGTTAGGCATAATTTCACATAGTAAAAATAATGACTGAACATACAGACAAAGTAATTAAAAGAAGATTAGAACTGCGTAAAGAAAGGCAGGATAATCAGATCACCTTCATAGAGGGTAGACGTGGTCAATTAACTACAGGTTATAGATCAGGAAGGCGTGTTATTGAGTTTGATGATAAGCGCAAGAAATCTATAACTGAGTATGTGGCGTAGCCTAATTAGTTATATAGAAAAAAAAATAGATAGATGTATAGAGAAATCACTAAACAAACAAGAAGAAAGGATGATGCGTAATGATGATAACTAATTACATATTCTTAGGTGTAGCCATTATAATGATTATAACTGTTGGTTATATCTTATACTTAGATTATAAAGATGGTGAATAGTAGAACAAAGGGTCATAATTTCGAAAGACACGTAGTTGGACTTATAAATAAATATTTAGAATCACAGAATTTAGATCAAAGAGTAAATAGAAACTTAGACCAACAAATGTATGCTGGGCAAGCTGACATATATTGGAATAACTTTGCTATCGAGTGTAAAAGATATAAGAGCAGTACAAGCATTATGTTTAAGCAAGACTGGTGGGATCAAGTCTGCGTATCTGCTGGTGATGACTTGCTACCAATACTAATTTATAAATATGACCGCAGGCCTATATATTTAGCTATGCCAATTTACTTAATGAGTGGCAGGCAAAAGGCAAATAATGATGCTATATATATGTGTTCGTTAAAAAGCATGTGTAAAGATTTTAAAACCATAATGCAGAACGCAAGTGTATATAATACATGAGGAAGATTTTACAGATTTTTGTCGTCAACAATACGACAAGATAAGCATGGTTTTAGCGTTGCTTGGTATAGTCAACGATGAAACCTTTGAGGACTTTATGCTGAGAAATCAAGATCAGCTTGAAGTTGAGTATTTAACCAGTATAGGTAAATTATCTATACACTAAAAAAGGAGAATATCATGGCAGATATACTTGGAGGAATGAGTAGCGAAGGTGCTGCAAGTTCATTTATTAATTTCAAAGCAAGTGAGATGGAATGGCAGATCAAAGGCGATAAGGTCGCTTTTGATTACATGCAGTTAGATCATACAACTCTACAGTCTGGCTGGGGTGTTTACGATGGCAGTTTTGATTATGTTTGGGATAAAACATTTGGCATGCCAGATAAACAACCTGAAGGCTATATGAGAGCTTTTTCGTGTTGGGTTTGGGTTGATGGCTATAATCAGCCTCTAATGTGGCAATCGTATAAAAGAGGCGAGAGTATGGCTTTAAATAGCATGCTTGCTGAATTTTGGAACGATAAGGACGCATCAAATGATCTACCTGTTTTTAAGTTTGGTCGCAATGATCCTGCAAAACCTGATCCAGAATTAGATGCAGTAAAAATAAAGCTAGGTATGGGAAGTACAGCAGAAATAAAATTTGCGTATCAAGGTATGAAGCCAAGAAAAGATGGCTTTGTTATACCTAGTTGGGTTGAGGAAGAAGAGCCTGTAAGAGAAAAACCAGAGCAAACTAACTTAACTGACGATGAAATCCCTTTCTAGCATTGATTGGGTTAGAATTGCGCCTGACGTAGCGCTAAAACTATTAGGCGAACCAAAAACCAAAAAGCCAACTGAATGGCGTTATGGTAATAAAGGTTCGCTAGTAGTTAATATTGAAGCTGCTACTTGGTGGGACTTTGAGAATGATGTTGGCGGTGGTCTTGTTGATCTCATAAAATACAAAAACTCAGACATAAATGATATACTTTCATCATGCGGTTATGACTTAGCGCCACAAACATACTCCTTACGTATACCACCTCCAACAAGTAGTGGTGCTAAGTCGCTTTCACCAGAGCAAATGAAACAGCTTAACAGCGAAGCAATAATATCGTTAGCATATTCTGACAGCTTTGTTGTCATGCGTTTTCCAGAAAACCATAGAATAAAACAAAAGTATGCACCATTTAGCAAAAAGCTAGATGGTTATTGGTCTATGAAGCGTCCAGAAGGTTTGATGCCTATATATTACAAAGCTAAGAATAATGACTTGCCTATAGTTATATGTGAAGGAGAGAAGGCTACAGTTGCCTGTAGAGACCTTTATGATGGCGATTCTTGTACTTGGCATGGCGGTGTTAACGCATGGAGCAAATCAGACTGGTCGCCTATTTATGGCAAGCAAATATATATTTGGCCTGACAATGATAAGGCTGGCTTTGATTGTGCTGATAAGTTGTATAAGCATCTCAAAAAGAATGGTTGTGTCGTAAAAATTGTAAATCCACCAGAAAGTTTTGCTGACAAGGATGATTTGTGGGATGCAAATGTTAGAAATGATTTTGCAAATAGTAATGACTTGTTGACATATATGCAAAATAACTTACGTTATGTTTCTAATAATGAATTTGAATTGTTGTCCTATTCTGAGATGGAGGCAAATGATAGACCGCCAGAATGGTTGATAGACAAGATTGCAGAGAAAGAAACAGTAGTCAGTATTTATGCAGAGCCAAAAGCAGGCAAATCATTCATTGGCATTTCAATGATGCTTGCTATAGCGACAGGCAAAAATTGGTATGGATACGATACAAGCAAATCAGGTGTATTGTATTTTTGTGGAGAAGGTGAGAAGTCTATATTTAAAAGGATATTAGCTTGGGAAAAACATTTTGATGCAAATCTAAAAGGTGCAAATTTTAGAGTGAGTAATAGGCCAGCAAGAATACTAGATGATGAAGATTACGATGATATTTTAGAAAAGTCGCAACAAAGCAAAAAGGAGTTTGGCAAATTAGGGTTGATAATTATTGACACTTTGCAAAGAAACTTTGGTGGTGGGGATGAAAACAGCACTTCTGATATGAATAATTTTATTAGCAAGATAGACAGATTAAAGTTTGAAACAGGCGCATGTATCGTTCTGATACATCACACAGGACACGCTGGCGCTAAGAGTAATGGTATTAGGAGAGGTAGAGGATCAAGCGTGTTACCTGCGTCTGTAGATGCTGAATTTTTTATAGAAAGAAAAGATAAAAAGGCTGATGGTGATTTTTTAGGAGTAGAGGATAAAGTTATGTATGTAAAGATGACACAGACACTAAACAAAGAAGATATGAATATGCCAACATTAAATTTTAAAATGCAAACTGTAGCTGATCTAGGCAAAGACAAAGACAAAAAATCTGCGGTACTGATAGCAGTTGACGAAGAAGATATGCCACATGAAGCGCTAAGTTCAGAAATAACTGATAAACAGCAAATAGTTTTAAATGCATTGTTAGAGTTGGCAAAGATTGATGATCCTGATGAACCAGAATGTAAATTGTATTTGGCTGATGATCTTGTTGGAAGAGTTAAGGATGGCAATAAAGATATGACAAAAGGCTCTATACAAGATAGGTTAAAAGAATTAAAGAATAAAGAATTAGTTAAGCATGTTCCATATAAAGGCTATCAACATAAAGAATATGCAAAATTAGCGCCTAAGTTTGATTAGGTGTAGGTTAGGTGTAGATTAGGTATGTTTAGGTGCAAATCATTAATTATTTTAGGTGGGTGTAGGTGTGTTCCTATAGGAACACCTAAACACCTAAACTAATGATCGCATAATTGATAATATGAACACCCAACTAGACAAAGATGTGCAAATGGCTTTAAAGATACTGAGAAAGTATGAAAAGGATTTTTTTTGTAAATTTGGAAGCAAAAAGAGAATTTATAAAATGGTTGGTGTAAATTTAGAAATTAAATACACTAAGGCAAATATGTTATTGAAAGAAGCATTACATAAGAAAAATGCAAAAAAGCAAATCAGAATGATAGAGATGATGTATAGAGCTTATGATGCACTTGAGGCAAATATAAAAGCAAATGGCTTTTGTGAATTGCAACCGCAAATTAGATGTTATGATTATGATCAAGGCAAATATGCTTTAGTGTGCGATTATGATGATGAAAAGCCAAGCATGATAAAAAATTATAATTTAGATGCTGATGCAGTCTTTTTTAGTATGCAAGAATTATTTAGAATGATACCTATTGATTTAATGCAAATTAAAGAAAGTCTTACAAAATCTTTTGGAGATGCAAATTTTGAAAAGGTAAATTATGACAGGCAAGGGTAGTAAGCGTAGAAAGGAAGATAAAAAAAAGATAGATAAAAATTGGGATAAAATATTTAAAGATGCCAACAAAACTAAAGCCAAGCGTAAAGCATTACGACAGAAAGACAGGCAAATACACAATAGAACACTTTTATATAAAGAACTCATCTTATCAAGAGTTAGAGGAAATAATGAAAAGTGAAAGGGCAAATCCAAAGTTAAGAATTAAATGTAAACGTGAAATTATTAGGAGGATTAAAAATGGCAGACATGGTAAATAAACCACCACATTACAATAAAGGTAAAGTAGAATGTTTGGATTATATTAGACAACAATTAGGCTCAGGCTTTCCCTATTATCTTGAGGGCAATATTATTAAGTATTTACACAGACATAGGTTTAAAGGAACAAATATAGAATGTTTAGAAAAAGGCCATTTTTATTATAAAGAACTGATAGATTATTATAAAAATTTATGAAACTTGAAAGGCAAATACTTAAAAGTTATATAGAACAAGGCAAATCAGTTAATGACGTAGCCTTGTCTACAGGTAAAAGCAAATTTACTATCTTAAAAAAAGCAAAAGAGTATGGCCTTAAATTTCAAGGCAAATCATATTGGGCAAATTTATAAATGGATATTAAGATAAAAACAAATCTAAAAGACATAGAAAAGAAAATGACTTTGTTGCAAAAGAAAGACTTTTTAAAAGTTATGTCTGAAGGCATAAATTTTACAGGTGCTAAGGTCGTAAATGCACAAAGGCAAAAATTGTTTGAGCAAAATCCAAAACACAGAAAAACAACTTATACAGCTATTGTAATGAGCAAATTTGCTAAACCTAAAATGAACCAATTATCTGCAACTGTTAAAGTTAAAAGCTATGCTACTAAGTTTTTATACTATTTATATACAGGTGATAATGAGCCAGCTAGAAGACAAGGCTATCCATCGCCTGCTGGTGAAGGTAAAGAAAGAGTCAATGCTTTTGGTAATATTGTTACGCAAAAAGGTCTATTAAAAAGAATAGACAAGACAAAAGTATCTAGCAGAAAGGGTAGTAGATTTGTTGGTGTACCAAAGGGCAAAGGCTCTAAAAGATATGGTGTTTGGGAAAGAACAGGTAAAAAAGGACGTGAAGGTTTAGAACTTCTTGTAGCCTTCACGCCATTTATTCAACATAGAAAGTTCATTGACTTCTTTAAGCTATCTCACAAAGTTGTTAAGAACAACTTATTTAAAGAGATCAATAAGCAAATGATCAGACGCATTAAACGTAGGTTTGGCTAATAATCCTTACCTATATTTTTAGCATGATTAGACCAATAGATGATAAATCTCTCTAATCTTTCAATATCTTTTGCTAAAAGCGTCTGTTCTTCATAATAAATTTTGCAATTTATTGCTTCTCTTAAATTTTGAAAGGAATGATCTATCTCTTTCAAATCTTCTATTAAAAAACTTCTTAATCTACTCACCATTCACCTCCTCTAAATGCCCAACCAATTCACCATACTTATTAAATAAATAGTTATTGCTTTCACAATAATCAATTTGATCCTCTAAATCCCATTTACCGAAATAATCAAGATCAATAATTATGTTGCCATAAGCATCGGATTTTTCTGTTTCTGTTTCAAAGGGCATATCCCACATTTCATTGACAAATCTATCTTTTGCGTTATCGCTGAGTTCTGCAAATTTATATGCTCTTATAGTAATTAGCTTACTCATCTTCACTCTCCCATTTTTTTATAAGTTTAACCAGAGACGTAGCACACTCATTATGTTGCGATTCATCTTCAAGCCAATCTTTTATATTAATTAAAATATTATTGAGATAATAAACATGATTCCTTAAATCGTGTATTTCATTATCCATTATTTTTAAATAGTGTTTATCCACATTAACCTCCTTACTTGTATAATGTATAAATAAATATATATGCAAATACATTATATGTCAACAAATAAAGGCAAATACTTTTTTAAGGCAAATTTACATTAGATGCAAATACTTATTTGAGGCAAATACTTGTTTGATGCAAATTTATATTTAAGGCAAATTTACTTTAGATGCAAATTTACTTTAGATGCAAATTTATATTTAAGGCAAATTTATATTTAGGGCAAATTTATATTTAAGGCAAATTTATATTTAACAAAAAAAATTTAATAATAAAAAATAAACACACTTAAAAACATTGCACACAAAACAACCAGCAAAAAAAAATAAATATTATTTCTAATGCTCTGTAAGCTCTTAAATTGTAAAGTGATGCAATCGTATTAGTTGATAAAAACAAAGGCCTTAAAACGCATCTGACAAAAGATCCTGAGAAAAAAAACAATAAAAAAGGCGGTAATAAATACCGCCTTATGTGGGCTGATTTGATGCTCTATTTAATCAATAAATAAAGTACACAACCCAAAACAGAAAGCACAGTCAAAAACATAATTAGATTTTCTGCAAAGATAATATTGCGATTTTTATTATCTGCAATAATCTTATATTTTAACTTACCATCCTTGTTAAATTTGTGATTAAAATCTTTCATCATTAGCCTCCGTTATTTGCTCAGGGTCATAATCGTCAGTACGTGTAAAGAACTGATCCCCTGTTAAGTGAATCCATAAAGGCGTGGCATTTGTATAACCGCAGGCGTAACACTTGCCACCCTCCGTATGTCCTAATTCAACATTTACGGCAAGAAAGCCGTCATAATCGTTACACTTGGGACAATCAATATATCCGCTTCTATCCTTCATGATTGCACCTCATCATTTGTTATTGGTTGCTTTAAATAAGCAAAATCTGGAGCAAATATTCCAAATCCACCCATGTCTCGATAAATATTACTCCGGGCATCTCTTACAAAATCACTACAAATTTTAAGGGTAAATCCTCTAGGATCACCGTTAAAAATAATAGCTTCATGGCCTTCAATGTCTAAGACATCGCAAATTAAACCAATAATATATTTTTCGTATGCTTCTCTTTCTTGATCACTATAACCATGATCACACCATTCTTCACACTTCTTGTGTGCGACTTCCTCAAGTTGTAAAAGAAAATCATACCCTGCACGATTTAAACGAGCATCAAATAGCTTGTTAATATCGTTTATGTGTTCCGCAATGTATTTATTACGTAGCATTTCGTTACTTAGTTTTTCCATATAACACCTCCTAGTGTTTTTATTTGGTTAAGACTGCCGATCTTATCGGCAGTTTCTGGCAATTTAGCCGTCATCAGTTAACCTAGTCCTCTACTACATTAGTAATATCACTAACTTGAAACTGTAACGCTTCAAGAGTATCGGCAAAAAGACGTATTTCACTAGTAACAAGTGCGTTACCATACTCACTATCTCCTGACGCTTCGAGATAATCGCCAAAAGTTCTATACTCAAAAACTAATGTTGCAGTATATCTTTTTGTGCCGTCCTTCTTTTTCCACTCCTTAACATCTTTAGTGGTAATACTGTTTATATTGTGTATTGATAAATCCATTTTTATACTCCTTATTTGTATACTGTAAATTTGTACAGTAGTTGGTTTGTTGTGTTTATCATGTGATCTATTATACATACAAATATGTAAATGTGCGGATATTTATTTGAATAAGTTTAAGCACAACAAAAAGCCAGCAAAAAATATATAAATATTTAAACGCTGGCCACCACCTAAAGAAGCAAAGCAAATATAAATTTGATGAATATAAACACACATAGATTTTTTTACACATTTACGCCAATTTTTAGCGGTAACTCTCAAAGCCTTATATATCAAGGCTGGCGGTCGTAGGTTCTTATAACACGCTAACGTACGCAGGTTGCAACAC